AAGTAGCATTGGTACTATTCAGAGTTGTAACAGTACCAATTGTACCACTTAAGTTTGTTAAAGTAGCATTGGTACTATTCAGAGTTGTAACAGTACCAACACCACTTACAAGAAGATTTTCATTTGTGACATTGGTTGCAGTTGTAATACCAAGAGTTGTAATTCCGGAAAAAACTTGAAGTCCATTATTGAATGTTGCAAGTCCTACAAAAGTAGAAATACCCGTTACTTGAATATCATTGAATGTATTAGGACCATTGACAATGGAAGTTTCAATAGTTGCAATTGTTGTTGCATCAAGAGAAGTAATGTTCTGAAGTTGTCTTGCAGAACTAATAACTTGAGTATTATTAATTAAATATGCATTTGAAGATGTGACTCCAGAAATTAAAATATCACCAATCACGTGAAGTTTTGATGTTGCAATTGTTGTGCCAATGCCAACATTTCCTTGAGAATCAACTAGTACAACAGTTGATCCACTACCTACTTGAAATGGATTTAATGAAATATTTGTAGCAATACCAATATTACCAGCAACATAAACATCACTATTAAATGTAGAGACTCCTGCAACTTCAAAATTCGTAGTTGTTATAAGTTCATTGATGTCTAAATTGCCACTAATTTTTACATCACCTTGAGCATAAAGTGCTGTTTGACCTGTAGAAACTGGTGAACGAATATCAAGTAAAAAAGCAGGATTAGCTGTTCCAACACCAACAGACTGTCCAGATCCTGTAGGGCCTGCGATTACAGTAAAAATTGTTCCACCAGTTCCAACTCTTAATTGGTTAAAAACTGTTGCAATTCCAGTAATACGTGCATCAGTAGCAGCAATTCCACCTAAAACGTGAAGAGTATGATTTGGAATTGAAGTGCCGATACCAACTTTATTGGTAGTAGCATTTGCAAGAATAAGGTTTTGATTGACCTCTAGGCCATTTTTTACAACAAAATTCTTATTAATAGCCACGGTTCACTATCCCCGTTAAATTTTAAATATTTATCTATGCAACGTTCCTGATAATAACTTTTGCAAGTCCTGTATGCCCACCTTGTCTTGTTGAAACTATTGTTACGGACCCATCAGTATATCCACTTCCACCTCCACCACCTCCACCACCATTACCACCTTGCCCCCCCGTTGCACCATTTGCACCATTTCCACCGCCGTTTAATCCAAGTCCAGCAGTTTGTCTAATTGCATATCCAAATTTATGTCCTCTATTAATAAATGCCGTATTTGGAACAATATATCCATCAGCATTTACTAATTGAACTGTACCAACGTCTTGACAAGGAGAAAATCCTCTATTTAACCAATAGGAATTTCCTGGTGCAGTTCCTCCCTTGGAACATCCAAGAACTCTACCACCATCAGGTGCAGATGCTCTACTATCTTCTGAATAAATTGCTACTTGTCCGGATACGGAACCAAAAATTCCACTTGTTGTTGGTAATGTTCCTGGCAAATATAATCTGCCTCCAGCACCAGCACCTCTTCCAAATCCATTTCCGCCTGCAACATTAACACCACCACCATCTCCACCATTACCGCCATTACCAGCGTTTCCTCCACCACCTACAGATGCAATGAGAGAAGATTTCCTCCATAAAAATACTGCTGCTCCACCAGATGCTTGAGGAAGTGCGGAAACAACATATTCAACATTTTTTTGCAAGGTCATTCTGATTGTGGATACTCCTCCTTCTCCTCCTCTATATCCACCATTACTAACGCCAACACATCCATATAGTTCTACGAGAACATCAATATCAGTTTCTGGAGCATAAAAAGAGTAGATAGTTCCTGCCGGATCTCCTGCTTCTGCCGCAAGTGTAAAAGATTCAAAAAACACATTTGTACTTGATAATGATGCTGAAGAACCACCAGTTTGATTGACTTTTTCTAAATTGATAATTTTTCTAGCGGATACAACAGAAAAAACTGCAGTGTTACTTGTCAATGGAGAATTGCTTGCTATTGAATTAGAAACAGTTGCAGTAACATTATAATTTCCAATTGCAGTTCCAGAAATTGAAAGTGTTGAACTTGTTGCTCCAGATACAGTAAATGTTGACCCACTAATGGAATTGGAACCGTTATTTAATGCAACTCCATTAATGTGCCACCGATAAGCAACAGATCCTCCATCATTTGAAGATGCAACAATAGAAAAAGTTGTCGTAGAAGTTTGCGAAACAGTTTGTGATGATGGTTGTGATGAAATAGAAACTAATGGATAAACTGTAAGTGTTGCTGTATTGGAATTGATTGGCTCATTTACTGCATTTCCTGTAGATCTTCCAGACCCTACTTCCGTAATTCCTGTTGTGTTATATGCAGATGCAATATAATCAGCCTGAACGTAAAATTTTGCCCCATTTCCATTTGGACTTACAATATTTGACATTGTAAGTGTAGTTGTTCCCGATCCAGATAATGTAGCACCAAGATATGATCCATCAGTTAATTGACCATAACCATCAGCATACCACTGATATGAAATAATTCCTGTGTTTGTTGCCGGATTTGTCGGACTTTGTGACGGAAAAGTTGCTGTTGCAATACCAACAAAAGTTACAATTCCAGCATTAGCAACAGAAACAGATGTTGGGTGGGTTGTAAATGATAAAATAGGACCATTTAAATCTAAAGTAGTCTGTTTATTAATCATTTTTTAATTTTCCTAGTTGACAAAGTTTTGCCCAATAACAACTCCATACCAAGTTAATCCACCATCAAAAGTCTTAAATGAGTAGATATCAGACCTATTTGCAGTAGGAGTTACGATTGGAAGAACTCCACCACCAGACCAATAAACAGGAAGTGCGGTACCTCCAGAATTTCTAATATCATCAATGTCCACAGTATAACCACCAGTAGAATTTTGCGATATCTTAATTGTGAAGGAACTTGATCCAGATGGTGGATTGGTAACTGTAAATTGATTTACGTTTTCAGTTAAGGTTAGATCAAATGTTTGTGCTTGAGAGAGATCAAGAGTGACTACATTTGAAGAACTTGAAACTGTTTGAACAACTTCAGTGTATGTCTTTAATCTTGTAAGACCTTCAACATCTAGTTTTGCTCTTGGGACTGTTGTTCCAATACCAACAGAAGGTCCACTTGTCGTGATTGTTGTTCCGCCAGTGCCAACTACAAGAGTTGTTGTAGTAATAATACCAGCAGTAATTCTACCAGATGAACTATTCAGATCATACGCACCAGTTGCAGTGATGATTCCACTTACAAATACATTGTTTGCAGTGATAATTCCAACAAACTGTGCAACTCCATTTACATAAAGTGATGTAGATGATGTTCCAACTGCACCAACTTCAAGACTAAATCTTGGAACTGATGTACCAATGCCAACATTATTCAGTGCAGTATTATAAATTCCACCACTAATTTGCGTCCATCCAAGTGCTGCTGCATTTAGATTTGTTAACGCGCTACCATCACCAGAGAAAGAAGTTGCATAACAAGTTCCAATAATATTAGTATTTCCATTGACGTGTAACTTGAAGGTATTTGCTGTTGTTCCAATACCAACTCCATTTTCATCAACAGAGAATTGAGTTGTTCCTGATCCAACCAGAAGTTTTGCAGTCCCCGGTGAAGTTGTTGCAATTCCAACTTGATCAAAGAGACCAATATTCAATGTCTTGGAAAGACTGATTGCACCGAAACGATACCAATCATTATCATTTGTATAAATCCAACCAACATAACCACCAGCAGTTGGGTTATCAAGATAAATGATATCTCCTGGATTTCCTGCAAGAGCTGGTGTTGCAATTCCAACTGTATACTTTCTAGAAACAGTTGAATCTCCCTGCAAGAACAATGAAAATGCTTCAATACCTCTTGTTGAAGTAGAGGTTACCTTGTTACTGAAGATTACTGGTCCATTAAATTCTGATGTTGCTTTACCATCAGATCCACCTTCAACACGAATTGAACGTGTAAAGGATCCCTCCGTTGGGGTAATAACATTTAATCCCTGTTGAGTTCCAATATCTTCACCAGTAATCGTTTGAATTGGGGTATCAAAAATTTCTTCTAATCCAGTAACTGTACTTAACTTCTTGTTACCTGCATATGAAATACCCTTATCATTCATTCCTGTGTAGAAGTTGATACCACCATTCTTTCTTGTGGACTGTGAGAGAAGTTCTTCTTGTGGAGAAATTTGACGATCTTGCTTGTCTGGGAATGCAGTTGAATAGTTACCAGGACCAAATCCAACATATTCAAATGTATGCCCAGAAGCACGAATGATTGAGTGTCTTCTTAATTCAATGGGTTTAATTTCAATCTTTCTTACAACTGCTCCAACAGAATGAGTTGCTGCTTTACTTCCAAGAATACCACGAAAAACTGTAATTGGATTCGTAGCACCAACAATGCTACTTGTAGAAGTTGTTGCCCTAACCCGCATTATTTCATCATCAATCATCAAATAATCACCAATATTGACATCAAGACTAGAAACTGATGTTAAGTTAATTTGATCAGTCGTTGCATTGATAATGGGACTTGAAAGTGTAGTAGTAATTCCCGCATAAATGGTAGACATTCTACCATTCAGATTTTCATTATCCACAGTAATGACACCATCATTGGATGTTATACCTTCACGATATGCAAAGAGATTTCCTGTTGCTGTTGGGGCATTTGCAGACACTCCAATATTAATTTTAAAAGATGTGTTATTTACATTTTCAGTAACAACAAAATCTCCATTATATAAACTTTCATTTGCACCAACAATACGAACTTTACTATCAACTTTTAATCCGTGATTATTGATTGATGTTACCAGAGCAATTCCTGTTGTATTATCATATGAAAAAGCACTGATACGAATTGCTTCTCCAGTTAGATAGACATATGCATTTGATGTATCTGTTGCACCAATTCCTGTAGTAGTTCCAACTCCAATGGCACTGGTTGAAGTTATAATAAAACTCTTTGCTGCTCCAACTTGAACATTTGTAATTCTATAAACATCATTAAATGGAGCATATACTTCTGAAGAAACACCAGAAATTCTTACAGTATCTCCAACATTATCATAAACACCCGTGACGGTTACAACTGCTTGAGTGTATCCAGTGGTTGTACCAACACCAACAACTGCAAGAGTATTTCCAATACCATATGCAGATCCACCATCCATAATCTTCACATCAGTAATGGTTCCAGATCCATCTACTGTGATTTTTGCTGTTGCGTGTTCACCAGTAATTGATCCCGCAAATCCAACAAGTTTTGCATTGTAGAGATCACCTGCAGTACCAGATCCATAACCAGCACCTGCAGTTGTAAGAGTGAGTCTTGTGATACGGTTCAGTCCGTGATCAATATTTGTATGAATAGTATGAGATGTATTGCCAATACTAGAAACAATATCAGTTAAACCAACACCAACATCAGAATCTTTTAAAAACTTACCAATCGTTTCTTTAGTAATGCTGTTACGAACATCATTAACCACAACCTCTCCGATTAGAGATGATGATGCAGCACAGATTGTTTCATCAGGATCTGATTTTGGATTATCACGATTAACTTGTGGATAAAGTTCTTTGACTGGTTGAGAAAATTTTTCTTCCGTAAATGGTGCAACAGTTGGACTGTTAGACGCATTCAATATTGTAATATAGTAAACTCCATCTTGCTGTCCCGCAACATACTTTTGAGATTCTTGTGTTCTATAGATGTAATAAGTTTCTTTGTATTGCTTTCTCTTAAAATATGGAAGAGAAGTTGTTCTTGCTGAAGTATTGTTTGAAAATGTTCCGGGACCAACTATACTTGGAATATTAACATTAAATTGCTTTGCACTACTGATTCCAATAACATCAAATGTCCCATTAAATCCAGAGTTTGCAATTCCCACTAAATTATTTGAACTTTTAATATTTACAAGTTCAACCTTAGATCCAACAGAAAGATTATGAGGAAGTTCTGTAGTAATTTTTGCAATGTTTGATGACCATTCCGCATTTGCAATGAATCTAAAATTTCTTTGTTCATTTACATTTAACAGATATCCACTTCCAAAATTTCCAAAATATGTTTCAATTTCTTCGTCTATTTGTCCGATAGAAGTATTAGATTCCTGAATAATAAATGCATCAACTGGAGGTCTTGCTACAATTGCTCCAGTGCTCTTTGGAATTACATATCTAACACGATAAAGAGTATCATTTGTTGTGCGATTATCTTGTTTACGTTTAATATAAGTTCTTGGTGTTGCTGCTCCAAGTGATGTTGATCCAAGTCCTACGATTGTGGAATAGATATTATTCTCGGTAGATGCAGTAGCAACTTGAATATACCATTGTCCATTTGTACTATCATATTGAATTGGATGCCCAAGATCTCCAGAGTTTTTATCAGTAACTCTACTCACAATAGATAAAATTCCACCCCTATCGTTAATTGAAATTGCATTTGATGCAAGAGTAGAATCTGTTTCAGTTTTCGCAAGTTTGATTTGACTTGTTGATAATGTACCATCTACAGTGTTTGTGATCGCATAATAAACAGTATTTGGCACAATTCCATCAGGCAATTGTCCATTATCACTTAAAATTCTTACAGACTCTCCACTATAAAATGTATGATTACTAGTAAGATTTAAAGTGTTTCCATTAGTAACATTATTTGCAGTTCCAATCCTTGCGACAGTAAATTTCTTTTCAGAGCTGGATTGGGACCCAGACATTACAATACGAGCACTGTATTCAGCAGAAGATCCACTTGATGAAATTAAAACTTTCAGTGCATCATTTTCTCTTGCACCAATACGATATCCTTCCAATACATTTTCGGGTGGAATATCTGCGTTGGTTTGATTATAAAGATAAAGATTTCCCGTAGACGCAACACCAACAGTTTTGTTTACATCAATTGCATTAAATTCAATTGCTGTTTCCGTGAGAGGTAATTCTTTAGGAGGAATAATATGAGTAATATATCCAAAATCATCTTGAGGGAATGCATTTTTTCTAAATCCCGATGCAACTAGTGCTTTTGATCCAAAGTTAGAATTGGAGTTTGTAACAGACTGATCACCACCACTATCAGTTGAAAAATGCTCTGCATATCCGATTGCAAAAATAGAAACGTTTTGAATGAACGCTTCATTGATAGTCTTAATATGGAAGTTACGATAAGATGGTTTAAAGATTGCTCTTGAATTGTTACTTATAGTTTCATTTCCAGGTTTGGTACTATCATCATATTCACCTGTTGCTGAATTGTAGAGAACAAAAGCATTATCATCCTTTTGAAGACCAATTCCAGTAAATTGAGCAATGACCATTGATTTAAATCCACTTGCCTTATCACCATCAGCAAGAACACCACACATTCCATACACAGATCGCAAAGAAATATTAAAAATATAGGGTGATGCAGAAGTAACAGTATCTGATGATAAAGTCAGTGATGCATTAGTTACACTCGGAAGTGCAAGAATTGGAGTATTTTGAACTTGATATTTGAAATTAGTATCATCTACTCTTTCAGTAACAACAAACTGTCCATTATAAGTTGACTCGGAGACATTACGAATTCTAAATGCAGTATCAACATCCAAACCTGATACTACAGATGCAGTAGTAACAGTAATTGTTGTTGATGATGTTACCCCATCACCAGATTTAATGCTCGTAATTCCAACTTCACCACCAGTAGGTCCAACAATACGATATTCATCAATTTTTGGTTGAATATCTAGACTGGAACTTGGATAATCAGGTTCAATTGCACGACCAGATGATTGACCATAAGCAAGTCCAACTTTTTCATAATACATATCCAAATCTGTACGATCTGTCGTATAATTGCCAATAAAAGTATCATCAATACTTACATCATTTGTACCATCAGCATACTCAAAGCACGTTAATTTGTGGTGAGAAAAATTAGGGACAAATAGGTTAGTAGTATAATCAATAAAACATTGTCCGTTTGGATCAGCATCAAAAATTGAAAATTGCCAAAAATAACATCCACCAGTTACACGGAAAATTGTAGATCTTTCTATATTATCATTTGTTGGATCTGGTACATATTTTGGACGAATTTTTGTTTTACGAAGATCTAATCCGACAATTGATGTGCCACGAGGAACAATCACTCCACCGTGAATACTATTCAATTTATAGAGAGTATTGCTTGATGTTGTAACATCAAAGTTACTTGTTAAATCAAAAGGTGGAAAATCGTTTGAAGTTGTTCCATCTCTTAATTTAAAATTATTTGATCCATCAGGAATCCATCCAGGACGGTTATCTACAATGTGATCTCCAGGATATAAAAGAATTGTGGTCTTTCCAAATCTATCATTGTTCAGTCCCCTCTGATATGAAAATCTTGATGCTTCAATGAGAGCACGTTGAATCGTTTTAAATGGACGAGTTAGTGAATTTCCCGTGTTTTCAATACTATCAGTTGAATCAAGAGAGTTTGGATCAACGTAGAGAATTGTTCCTCTTACAGACTTCAAAAAATTATCTAATCTTGAAAGACCCATTTTATTAGTGCTTATAGTTTCCGTTATAGATTATTTATCATACAACAAAACCACCCGAAGGTGGTTCTGAAGTCACACGGAAGGAGTTTGGTTAAGTATCACCTTGATTATTATACCACTTCTCTTCCTTCCACGTCAACCTTTTTTCTAATTCTTTATCAAAAATCATTAAGTATCTATGCTTGCGACTTCTTTCCCTCCATTCACCCTCTACACCTTTCACAGAACCTCTTGAATGTTTGGTTCCATCAGCATAATAAAAATCTTTTTTTGGGTCTGTTAACCCATAATACTTGAAATTACAAGCGCGGTAGATAATTCCGTTGTGGCGAGTAGAATCAGCGTAGCTAAGAATAGCAGAAACATTTGCATCTTTTTTAAACCTCCGTATGCAACGACTTAAGAACCAGGATGTGATATTATATTCTTCTTTTTGTATATCTGGATCGACACATAATCTTGAAAGTTCGTATAATCCATCTTGCTGATCACGATCTAGACCAAATGCCCCGACCGCTATTTCTGGGACGGGGATCTTAGTAAAGACGCAAGCAGCGAGACAGTTACCAACGTGCAAAAAATCACAAATATTGGATTTGAATAAACCGTAGTTGTATCCACTTTTAAAATCTTTTGATTCGTCTTTAAGATAATGATGAGTATAAAGAAGGTTTTTGATTTCCTCTTTACACACCTTATCTATATAAAAATCAGATTTCATTAAGTATTTTTACTCAATTTTGTTTGGATTCCAAAATATATTCTACGGTATTTGCAATGTCATTCATAGCTACACGAAGATCTGGTTGCTGTCCCGATTCTTGTCTTATCACTGGACGGGAATCTTGAGTTAATACCCATCTCCACTGACTCATTTCTTTACAATACCAAAGATTAATCTTCATTCTTAAAATGCTCCAGTTTAATCCAATTTATAAGAGCATTCAATTCCATCATAAAGGAATTATTGACTTCTACATCTGGCAAGTCTTGATACACTTCTTTAAGTTCTTTAAATGCTTCTTCTTTTTTTAATGTGTCATCACGATAATATTCTAACGCTTCAATAACAAGTTTGCGATCTTTTTGTGAGAGTAAAGACATAAGAGTTGTGATAAAAACTCAAGCCCCCGATCTGATTTGAACAGACGACCGATGGTTTACAAAACCATTGCTCTACCACTGAGCTACAAGGGCAAATTAATCAACAGGCAACATTTCAGGATTTTCCAGTTCAACGTCAAATAACATTGGATGGCACTCCTCATCAATCAAATAGAATGATGTTCGGTACAAATCTTCTGGATCGTATCTTAATTGTTGGTCTGCTAAATGAATAACTTCCAAATCTTGCATTGCACAATCAGGAAGTTCATCAAAAGTAAATGGAATGTGATTTATAAAGTACATTAGAACAATTTGAGTTCCTTTATTGTACCAACAGTATGCGGCATCAATTCTGTACTTCATAGGATTAGTTCCTACTTTGGTTTATTTAGAGTATAAACTCTAATACCTGTGGTGAGATTCGAACTCACGCTTGAACGATTTTAAGTCGTTTGCCTCTTCCGCTGGGCTACACAGGCATAAAAATCATCCTTGATAGGTTCTTGGATGATACTTCAAATACTCAAAGAATGTCAACTTCATTTCTTTTTGTGTCATACCACAGTGTTTTGCTGCAGCAGGAAGAGTCATTTTAGAGTAAAACAAACCTTCGTTTGCCTCTTGAACATTTTGTGGTGTTGTTTTCACAGGAGGTTCCCAAAGGTTTGTTAGATTAATTTTAAATGGATACATATTTTAAAAAAGTATCGTGCGTAAAATTTTTACCGGAAATTTTTTGCCCCTCAAGGGGATTTTAAAGCGGATTTACATACGAGACTGTTGTTTCATCCAGTGTATCACGAACATATTGTAGCACATTCATAAATTCATCAACAGTCTCACAGGACACTTGTCGTTCTGACCCTTCGTTGGAATAAAGATACACAACTCTTTTCACTGGATCAACAACGCAACGTGTCAGATATTCTTTGTCATCATCAGTTGATTGAGTTTCTGTCAACGATTCGTCTTGCATTGGTTCGTTTGTTGATTACTGAGTTATCATAGCACGATGCGGGAGCAGTGTCAACTGTTGTAATTTTGAATGATGCTGGCATTATTTTGATTCTCAAGACTCATTAATCCTCCTGGATAATCGGTAGGAGTAGGAATTTGTTGACCTTTCTTTTCAAACCACAAATTAACTTGAGAAATTGATTTTAAAGATCTAATTTTATTTGTAGCAGTCGTAACTCCAGTTACAATCGGATAACCCGTTACAATTGGATCTGTAGCAATGCCAGTCAAGAAATTTCTGACTTGATTTCTCAATATTTCAATTTCAGTTACAATATTTGTAATTGATGTTGCTGCACCAGGATTAACTGAAGATAAATTTGAATAAAAATAATAAGATCCTAAACTTGAATTAGATGTTGTAACTAAACCGATCGTTCCTGTAATTCCAGCAGCATCACCGAATTCATATGCAGTTACTCCAATACCTAAATTTGAATTTGTAACGACAATATCGGTTTCTCCTTGCCTATGAAATTCTGGAGTAATGTTAAGAGTCTCAACATTAGGATAATGCCAAGCAGATAAAATATCAGGAAAAACTTGACCAGAAACACCCACTTGACAAATTGGAATTTCATCTCCGGTACAATCATACGTAAAAGTTGAAATTCCTGCCATATAAACAACTTTTGCCGCAGTACTATCATTAACTGAACCAATATCCGACACTAATGGCCCACCACTAGTATTATAAACATTATTAATTATTGTTACAATTTCTTGCTTTTTATCATTAATAGTTTGTATTTTTACTAAAGCATCTTGATCTAGTGCTTCTAAGACAGTAGTATAATTATTTACTCTTTCTTGATCTTCAGCTTCATATTTTGCAGATCTTGATTCAGCAAGTGATGCAACTTCTTTTTTCCCTGAAGTATCTATTTCAGTATATACAAATTGTCCAGCAACACCACCAGTTGTTGTTGGTGAAAATGGATTAGGCATTGTTCATATCCTCCGTATATTCAACTTGAAGTTTTTCCACGTCTTTTCTTTCGGCATAAATGATGTAACTACAATCAATTCCACTACCAGAATTGTTAGCAACATTAATTTTTCTTCCCCACTCTATACTTTTAACAAATAATTCTTGATAATAAGAATGTGGAGTAAAACTTACAGTAATTGTTTCTGGATCAATTAAATTAATCCAATAATCTGGAAGATTAATTATGTTACTACCAATTAATCTGCCCCTGTGATACACACCTATTTCTGGACCCTCAATACAGGCGTGTCTTAACCTCATTCCAAGTTTAGATGGATGCTCAATATCAAATAATTTAAATGGTGCAGCAACACTTGCAAAAATTCCCAGATCTGCTTGGACAATTGGTGCTTGGATACGGCCTCCAGCAGTTACATTTTGATCTATTTGAACATTACCAATTCTCATATTGTAATGAAGCCAAGGTTGACAAGCATCTCCTGGATAATCGTCATCTCCAGTAATGCCCTTTGCAACATAATCATATCTTGTCGAAAGTTTACCAAAAGTTTCTTGATCTGAACAATGGGAAGTGTCTGTACTTTGTGGAACAAATTCTCCTGCTGGCATTTTAAATCTCCTTATTTAACATCATAGTGATATCCAGAAACTGAATATTCGTTATTATTTCCCGGGTAATCTGCTGGGCTTTCTCCCTCATATTCTGGAATTAACCTTTCACCATCCATACGAGTTCCAAAAATATGATAGAAACAATGAATTGGAATTCCACTTCTTGATTGAAGATAAATTTTTTCCTCATCGATTCTTTTTATGATCACATCTTGATGTGCTCCAATTGGAGTGAGAGATACAGTAATTGTTGTAAAATCAACTAGTTCCTTCCAATACTTTGGAAGTTCAATCTCAGTTCTATTCAGAACCTTTCCTCTCACATAAACATCGTTGGACGGTCCCTCTGGACAAGTATGTCGAAGCCTCCACCCTTCTTTTGTTGGGTGAGGAATATCAAAGTTCTTTTTAGCAGAAAGGATATGCCCACCGCATCTTGACTTAACTTCACCCTGAGCAATAATATCTCCCCCCGAATGAATTCGATTATTCACATCTAAGTTATCAAAAATTGCAGCATCACCAGAAACACATAATGAATATGGATTATTAATTCCTCTACATAGACTACCAGGAACTTTGGGTTCATCAGAATCTTCATCATCATTTTGAAGAGGTCCGATCATTACGGTTGCATATGCAGTTGGAAATTCTGTAGGACTTCCAAAAACTGCAGGACCTTCAACAAAAGCAGATCCATTAATTTTTTGATTTCCCTCTTTGATAGCAGGAACAATACCTGTTCCCACTTTAAGTTGTCCCCCTACATTTACATCATCTTGAGTAAAACTCATTTTATCCTCCCACTTGATTATTTTTTCTTTGGAACTTTTGACCACCTACTTTCGAATCTTTCTTAGCACAGGCATCAGTGACTCCTTGAATGATAGATCCATACATTTTCAAAACTCCATTTGAAATAACTTCCCCAGTTCCAGGAGTTGCTAACTTATAATGAGATTTAGCATTCATTAAAAGTTTTTTTGAATCGGTAGTGATATTTTCGGAAGCAGATAAACGAATGTTTCCTTTACTTCCACCTTCACCAGTAGCAATTAATTCAATATCAGTTCCTTCTAATCTAATTTTACCATTAGATGCAACAATAAGTATATTACCATTTTTCGAATTAATCATCAAGGTATCTTGTGCCTCTTGATTATCACTTCCAGCTTCTATCTGAATGTTTCCAGGTGCTGTAAGTGTAGTCCACCCCTTTCTTGGACCATCCTTATCCATAGAAAGTTGATGTCTTCCATCAGGAGTCTGAAGAATGACTGCAGAAGTTACATCTGCCTTCTCGTGAATATGCCCAAAACTAATGGAACCGTGATCGTTTCCATAACGAATTGCAGTATAATTTTGCTTCGCAGTATCAGATGGATTAGTGCTCGCATTTCCACCTTCAGTGGAACCTAGCCTATCAACAGCGCATCGACTTGCAATGTCATTAAGGTCTCCAAAAACTTGTTGAGATTGATTTCCAATCTCTCTTGTAAAATCGTCAGAAAGAGGCATTTATAAATTTCTATATGATAAGTATTTAATCAAGATTTAGATAAGATTTTCTGGAGTACCTGGAAGATTAAGTCTTGGATCGTTACTAGTAACATCCGTACCCTGTCTCTGAATTGCTGATGGGGGTGTAGTGATTTTTGCATCAATACTTTCTTGAAGAGTATCATAAACTTGAACAAGATCTCCTGGTGTTTCATAGAATCCAGCATAACGAACACCCTCTTTATAAAAGACAGCACCGTAATATGCACGACCATCAACATATCCAGTTTGTTTGAGACCTACCAAATCAGTAACCTGGATTAATTTTTGTGGTTCAGTAACGATTGGATCTCTTACAACTTCAAACTGTGGTCTGAATGTTGCATTGATTCCCGTATCTGACGGTAAAGTAATCTCCGGATATCTTGTGAATCCAAGACCAGGATTTAAAACTTTTACGTTGATAATTCTACCAAAAGTATCACACTCATAATCAAGAACAGCACCATTGTTTGGTGTGATTTGAATTTGATCTATACCGCAACTATAATTGATACCTGTGTCTTCTACAACAACATCCTTAATTCTTAATGTCACTGGATACCCTTCTCCAGGTGAACGCGGATATCCATTTCCAGGATCATCAACAATTACATCCGTAACAACACCCTTACCTCTAACTCTCTTAGGGCAAGGAGGAGGAATTAAAATTGCAGAAATTCCCATTGGGTTTTCTGTCCAAGGTTTACTGACTCCGGTTGCTTGACTTACTTTTTTAGTAATTTGAGCAAATCCTACAACAGGATTTTGTTGAAATCCAGTATCAGGTATTCTTATGTTGGAAAGTTCTAATTCAATAGTTCTTTTTCCTTTAGTAATATTAAAGTTTGTTTTTCTTCTACCTTCAAATACTTTTGATTCCCCAATTTTGACTCCATCAATTTTAATGATTAAAGAATCATCTGCCTGAGATTCTAAAGTATATTGTCCATCTTCAGGAAAATCTACATTTGACCAACGAAAGATCCAAGTCTTTCCTTGAACTTCCTCATTGGGATCAAGATTTATATCTCCAAAAAGAGGAGACATAAAATCTCCTCTGTAATTTGCAATTGGTGTTGGACCTTCATAAAGAGCACCACTTTTTGAAGTTCCACTTGTTGTAGCAGGTGGTTTATATGTAACAACAAATTTGCAAGTGTCTCCTTGAGAACCAAAAAACTTTCCAACACTTGCAAGACATTCAATATCACGATATGGATTATTTGGATTATCAGAATCTTCAACCTGTAAGAAATTTTCTGCGGGGAATCTTTGCTGTATTCTCCCTTGAGCACTTGATAACTTTACAGTATATACTTTTCCGTATTCTAAAGTCTTTGTAATTTTTTGACGAATTTCTTTTCCCTCACCATATTCTTTTGAAATATTGACTCCAAGTTCTTCAATTTTAAAAGAATTTGCATACAATCCAGTAACCGATATATCAAAATTAACATCAACTGTTTTTGGTCCTTGAGAACTCACAAGCCAATCTTTTGTACTAAAGATCTTTTTATCTACAAATTCAAATGTTTCCGTAATTCCATTTTCAACCTCAACTTGTATCATATGTTTTCCTTTTGTCAGGAAAACTTTTTTTGGTTTGGGATCATTTTCTCTCCAATTGTATATTCTACCACCATCAATATCCGCAATACCACTTCTCTGTTCAACACCACTTCCACCTCTACTATTTCTCAATTCTATCGGTATATAATTTGCCTGCATAATCGGTACATTATCAATTAAGATTCTTCCTGCGTTATCAACAGTTGATTTGAGTGCATAAAATCCATCATATGGAATATCTAAATTCCATTCATTTCTATAAACAACTCCACCACTATCACTTCCTTTTTTTGAAAGAGGTGGAACTGGAGAAACAGCATAACGATTCATAAATTGACTCCAACTTGGGCCTTCTTTTAAATCTTTTATATACTTAACTGGCCACCACTTTTCCGTTCCGTTCGGAAATCTTGTTGACCAAATTGGGTTATTTGGACACCTACCTTCTTGTGGTATGAGAGGTTCTTGAGGAATAGGGGGCATTGGTGCATCAATTGTTAATGCAACACCCATCGGGTTTTCATTCCAAGATTTTGGAGAAACAACTTCCTCTTCTCTAAATGAAGTTTCAATATTAATGGCAAGAGCCATTGGATTTCCTTTTGATAAGGGACCAACATTAATTTGTTCCAGTTCTGCTCTTAATGTATAATCTCCTGCCTTAAAAAATTTTGTTTCTAAAGTTTTTCCAGTGCTTTTTCCTGGTCCACTAAATCCATTTTTATTAATTGTAGTATTTCCATTAGGTCCAATAAAAGTAAGAGTTACATTATCATCTACCATTATTTCAATATTATAATTACCATCAATTGGAAATGTAATGTTTTTCCAATTAATTATATGAGTTCCAGAAAAACTTTCTGTTTCAGATTCAGTTGATGTGGGGTCAAAAGGAAGAATTCCATATTGACTGATAAACCCAGCATCTCTTCCTGCTCTTGGATCAATTCTCCATAAAGATCTATCTGCTTTATTAATATAATCAATGGTATTAAATACTCTTCTTGATTGTGTATTTTGAGATGATGTTGATGACGATGATGATTTTGCTATTCTAATTTCCTGTAAATTTTTTGCAGAAAATGCTCTGAGTGTTGCTTGAATTGTTGATCCATCTGCGCCAAGAAAATTAACTTCCCCATATTTTGAACTATCAGGACCATATGCTAAATTTCTTCGTGATAAACTTACCTTTTTTGCCTCACCAGTAAATTGAATTGGACCGTAACCAGATTCATTTGCCTTAAAAACAGATTTTTCTTCCTTTGTTTCTGAACTTAAAACTACACTTTGTCCTTCTGGATTTGGAATAATAATTTTAGAAACTGATGAACTTGAGTTATTAGCATATTGCAAAGAAAGACCTACTTCAACATCAGTATTACCACCAACAGTCATATAATATCCATCACTCTTAAGAATAAAATCAACACCCGCGACTTGTGTTTCTGTTTGTTGTTTTATAACTTTTTCTTTGATTGCAGTATTTAATAAGTCAAGACGAATTCTATGAACACCAGCCTTGATTGTTTTTATAATTGTTTCGGGGGAATCTTTAAAAGATCTAAGATCTGCTATTTTTACATTATCTAAATAAAACTCTGCTTTATTATCACACAATCCTCTAAAGACATACTCACCATCATAAGGAAACTCTTCTTCCCACTCAAATGTAAACGGAATTGCTGCAAAATCACTTCCTGGAACATTTGATGGTGGAACGGGAGACACTGCAAATGAATTCATAAATTCATTCCAAGCAGGATAATTAACATTAAATTTTGTTCTTGTAACCTTATTTGCGGAAGTTAATTTTAGTGGAGGCTCTTTTCTTGTACTCCACCAAGGATTTTGCAACTGTCTAAGAAAATCTTGATACTCCTTAATTTCTCTTGCAATCGGATCTTTGGATAAATTTGCATAGAGAGTTGGTTCCCAAGGTCCAAGTTCTTTTCCATTTGGGTCATACCTCTTACCATACCCAACATCCGTAGGCTCACATAATTCATATTCTTCAAAATCTTCTTCTTGATCATAAAACTCAACTGTTTCCGTAATTTCACCAATTACAGCACGTGTAACTGCACCAACTCCAATATTGCATCTGTCTTTAACTTCTACAATTGGTGCGTATTGATATCCAAACCCACCAGAAACTAAATCAATTGCAAGCAATGCCCCATCTTCACCAATAACCGGATTTCCTTGAACACCGACTCCCCCACCACCATAAAAATAAACTTGCGGTGAACCACATTCAGATTCAAGTTGAATTCCCCCACAAGGACTTTCTTCAGAAACAATATCATTTGGAGTGAGTTGATTAACTTCATTGATGTTTAGATACTTAATAAAGTTCCTGGTCTTAAATACAAAACGAGTTCCAGGATTTAATTTTGCATAATCATTAGCTTCACATACAGATACACCCTCAACAAATCCTCTGTCGGTAGAAATGTATCCAACTCTAATTGAGTCTTGTGAAGCAGGCCCAAAAATATTAAAAGACATCTATATTATAATCTTTCTTGGATTCCAGTTTAATCATATTTATCTCTTTAGATTCACGTTCGGAGTTGCCTTTGTTGGTTCAACATAAGGAACCTCTGCAGTTGGAGTTACTGATGTTGTTTTTGCTGCAATATCTTCAACTGATTTGAGATTTGGTGTTTGTGGTTCTGGTTGTGATGCACCACCTCTTGCAAAGGTATAGTAATCAGATACTGCCACATTTGGTTTCAATTCACATCCAAAAAGATTTAATTTAAGATTTTCAAAACTTAAAGCAGAAGTCATACTTCCATCAATATTTCCAATCAATGAAGTAATATCCGAAAAAGGTCCATTCACTCCAGAAATTTGACCTTGAATATCATCAAGAAAAGTATTCACATTATTAATTAAAGTGTTGTTTGCTTCAGTTATATCATTTTTACTAAAAGAAATTGCTTGCCCTACAATTTCTTCAGCATAACACATTGGAACATATGGATTCTTTCTTTTATCATTTGTGCTTTGTCTTGCTTGTTGTTCTATCTTTTCTGGTTGCAATGCAGCAAGTAATAAAGATTCAATCAACCCACATAATCCTTGAGTAATTTTATTATACAAACATAGAATGAGTTCAGTAATAATTTCTTTTATATCTGCAATCATATGTCTCATACTTGAAGGCATTGCAGAAACAATTTTAGTTAATTCTTTGTTTAATAACTTCAAAACATATTCCATAATCTTATCAAAAATTATTTTCATATATTTTGCAATAATACAAGCAGCCTTTGAAATCAGACTCATTATTTCTTTTATAATACTTGAGACTGCATCTGCATAACACTTAAGAGCATTCAAATACTTTGCTATTTCTTGCAGTAAATTATCTAATACAGTTTGAATAGCTTTAATTGCAGACCCAACTTTATCGTCTGGTTTTAATAGAGGAATTCTTTCTTGATACTTGTCTTGTCTTTTTCTATCTCCAGCGGATGTTTGATGAACTGCATTTGTACTTTCCTTTGTTGCTCCTGGTTGAGATAATGATGCTGGAGAACTTGCTTCTCTGCAACGATTTTTAATTCCTAGTGCTACTTTTTGTTGAACATAATTATCTCTTTCTGCACCAGTTAATCCTTTTTGGTCTGCCTCTGTTCTTGCACTTTGAGCATCTGCAAGTTGAGTAGGTGTAAGAGACTTATCTGAACGAAGTCCGTATTCATTTACAGAGACATTTGGTGGAGCAGGAGCACATTCTGCTGTCTGCTCTGGTGTCTTTGGTTTTACAATAACTTTCTCTTCATCAGGAACTTTTTCCTTTTTATCTCTTACCTTTGGTTCTTGAGTATTTGCAAATCCACTTTGAGGACTAAAATTCTTTCCTCCAGTGAGTGCTGTTTTATTAGATAATGCTGTTTGTGCATTATTACCCAGAACTCCCATAATGACTGGGACTTGTTGATCCTGCCCATCAAGGAAAAATCCAAATACAAAATTTCCTTGACGAAGATTTGGAGTTTGTGATGCAGATGCTTGACCACCACCTGCAGTCACAGGATACATCACCTGGGCCCAAGCAAGTTCTTCGGAACGAAGTGACTCCTCATCTTGATCGTGAAGACCAATAATTCTTACTTTATAACGATATCCCCACCCAACGACACTATTTCTATCCGTAAATTTTCCCGGCAGTATGTTATCTCTCCAAGTGGAGTCATCAGCAATCTGTCCGATCCACCAATTAAAATGTTCACCAAGAAACCCAGGGTTATATAAACTCATCAGTCCTCATAAATTCTACATTCCAATGCATCTGGATTATCATTACAATATAATTCCAATGCTGTTGGGTCGTGATGTTTGGTTGGATGATTTTGAGACCATCTTTCAAGTGCAGCCAATTCATCCTCAATGTGACGTTTTGCTTGAGGGGAAGTTAATGGGTCATCCAATATTTTTTTATCATACTCTATATGCTTTTCTACACTTTCCATAATTGGTGATGTATTATTTACTATTTAACAGATTTAAAAAGGATTATAAGTAGGATTTCCTTTTTTTCCAGTGGAATCTCTAACTGCAGTAATCTTGGTAAAGCATCCCGTTGATAAATTGTAATAATGACAGAGATCTGCAATAATATAATATCCACCAAGATAATTATCCAGTCCTTGAGTTTGTTTATTTGATAGTTCTGGTGGGTCTATCCAAATCAAATCTCCTGCGTGTAAACTTAAATCGCCATAAATTGTAATCGTGGTTTTTGATGAGAAGAGTTGATTGTATCTCATTGAAGACTGATTCAAAATATTCTTTGGATCAAAATTTTGATCTTTAGATTTTTCTATTTGTTTTTTTGTATCTCCAGATGGTAATGTTCCTCTATCAATTAAATGATATTTTGTCTTTGAAAAGTCTTTGTTTTGTCCTTCAATATTAAACTTTGGATTTATTTTTGGTAGATTCTTTCCTGCTTTTTGAAGATTTTCTTGTGATGCTTTACTTGAAGCAGAAGATTGTGAATTTGGATTTATAACTTCATAATAACAATCAAAGGGATCAAATAGGATTGTTCTTGTAGAATAGGTTCCTGCTTCTAATTTTCTTATAATATCTCCACTTGGATTTGGTGGATCAAGTTCAAGAATTTTTGCATCATAATCAACAGGAAGATCAACAGTTTGATTGTATATGAATTTCTTTACATTCTTTTTATTTCCACCAGTTCCAGTTTCGGAAAGCATTCCATCTATGGATTTAAACTTGAATCCTTCTGAGGTTTCAAAAAAGAAAAATCCCGCAGTGTTTCCTTTTGCACCTTGTATATTTGGAATGGATCTTCCCGACAACCAATGAAGAATATAAAATGGATGCCAATTATTTGATATGATATTGTAATTATTATCTGTCGTTTCAATATCTAAATCTTTTTCAGTCTGTAAAAACTCTCTACAAATCTTTGTAACAGTATCAGAAATTTTTCCATCATATCTTTTATTTACAACCTTTTTATAATTACGAATACCTTCTTCAGATATTAGATCAAGAGTTGCTAATGACCTTACAGTGTCCTTTGATAATGGATTAATTGATCTCACCTGCATCTTTAATTTTAAAGTTGCATCGTGATTCATATCCTTAAAAGTAATATCAACATCCTCTCCACCTTCCAAGGGCATTCCATCTATAACAGTGCTTGTAACACCATCTGCAACAGAATATTTTCCAATATCACTATAAGTCACACTACATTTAATTGTCTCATTTAAAATACTTTCATAATAATAAAAGTCAGTAATAGTTGTTCCACTTGCACCCAAATCAATTGGAGAAGTTTTTCTTCCTGCTGAGGGATTGATTATGAATTTATCAATAGAATAATTTCTAGTACTCTCTTGCATTGAAATAAAACTCCTATTCTATTATTTACCCTTTATAACTGGATGCCATATAATCTTCTACTTCATCAAATATAGACACCATCATTGAAGATTGTTGAGAAGAACCAACTGGAACTGGAACAGGAATTAATTTCTCATCTACAATCGCACGAATTGTTGCTCCCATTTCATAAGATGCATAACTTTTTAGAACATTTAATGCTCCTTGATAATCTGCTTTGTTCAATGCATCCAAAAATCCTGGATAATTATCTTCTAGTGCGGTTGTTGAATTCACATCAAGGACAAATTCACCGTGAGTTAACATTGCTCTTATTTGATCAATACCCATTTTTCCTTTTACTTTTCCACCTTTATTAAAAGCAACGTGAACGTGATCATAATGTGTAGAATTTGTTTTATTCCCCCAAGTTGATAGTGGGACTTGTTTTCCTCCAGAAATTCCAAACCCTAAAGGAGTATAAATTAGTTGTTTTAAACTAGTTCCATATTTAGAAATCATTGCTTGAGCAAATGCCAATTGACTGGGAGTTCCTCTATTTCCCGGAGCACCAATCGTTTGGAAGTCCATTGCTCTACCAGATCCGTGATATCCAGGATCTCCCGGACGAAGATAACTTGTAACCTGAAGTCCCATACTTGCAGCAAGTTGTTGTGCTGCAGAAAGATTACCTCCAAATTTTCCTAGTTTAATATCAACACCTCCACCGGGACGAGATGCAACAGTGGCACCAAAATTAGGAATACTTGCAATTTTATTTTCTTTATAGTTATAATGCCATCCAAAAACATTCCCTCTTGCGGATCTACTGATACCAGTTACACCTTGTCCTTGTGCCTTGAAATCAGTTCTTCCCTGTATAAAATCTCTGGCATTTTTTTGTAACGTAGGATTTAATATGTTGGCTGCGACTTTTTTTATTGTGCCAACTTCCATACCAGCAGCTGCTGCAGCTGATTCTGCATCTTGAATAGACAACCACTCTGGATTTGGATTGCCATTTCCTTGAGTAGGTCCATTTGGATAATCCCAAGTTGGTTGATATTGGTTTCTTGCTGTTATAAGTTGTTTAATTGTCTTTCCAGTATATGCACCAGATGCAAGACGATTATAAATTGTTTGTGCAACATCAGCACTTCCCTGGGGGTCGGCATCTTCTCTTGATGCAACTGCAACCAAAGTCCAAAAATCTTCTGTGCCACCACTAACTGAAAAGTCTCCATCCTCTGGTGGAAGTGTTGCTCCCTCCTTTGCTTTACCTTCAATTACTTTCAATTCAAGTTGTTTCTTCAAATCATTAAGTATATCATCAACTTTAGGGGCAACACTATCTTGAAGTGCTTTTGCAATTACGTTTTTCATATCAGCACCATTACTAAACATTCCAGCATCAACTTCTCCACCTTCAGCAAATGCACCTACAGTTCTTTGAATTCCCCCACCAACAGTTCTCTGCATCCAAGCAGTTAAACCATCTGCTGCACTTTGATAATCTGCACTAGATGGTCTCTCACCAAGTTGTGCCTTCATCATAATACCAAATAATCCACCTAATCCTGGTGTTGAAGATGCTGTCTTATAAGAACTCTCCATATAACCAAGTGGATTTACATTTTTTGTCTGGTCTTCTTCAGGGAATATTTTTTTAATCTTATCCTTACCACCAACAGATTGACCCGGTTTAACTTCTGTTGATTTTACTTTTAAAGTTCTTGGTGGTGTTTTTTTTATAGTTCTTTTGATTGGACCAGTATATTTTCCACCTCTTGTAACCTGACCACCTTGAGCACGACCTTGAACCTTTGGTGAGTTTGGTTGTTGATTTTTAAAAATTCCATCATATAAAAGAGAAGCAAGTGTATCACCAACAACCCCACCCAATGCTGCTCCAATAAAAGGTCCACCAAATGGAATCAAAACTGGAATACTACCAATTGCTCCACCAAGAAATCCAAGCAACATTGATCCTGCTGTTTTAAATGCCGATTTACCAAGAGATTCTTTGAAAACAAAATAACTTAATGCAAAATCAATTAAAGCACCAATGATTGGTATTCTCTTTACGATAGTTCTTAATACGCCCCTTTTTATTGTTGCTTCTGCACCTTCAGTTCCAATTCTACGAAGTGCTTTTTGCCCAAACCTTCCTGCAAATTGCTTCTCCCCATATCTCTGCAAATATCTTTCTTGTGCTCTGGTTCCTACTCTTCTTCCAAATTTATCAAAACCTTTTTTAGATCTACCACTTCCACCACTAGGACCACTCACATCACGAAGTTCACCAAAAGCAATCGCAGCAATAATTGATGCTGTGATGACTTTATCCATCGCACCAATAAATCCATCAAATGCTTTGGTAAAGTTTTCTCCTCCAAGATTTCCTAAAAATTTTCTTGTTTTGTCGTGAACCTCATATGCCTTATCAACAAAGGAAACCAAACCATTTAAGATTTTACCAGATACATCAATCACAGTATCCTGAACTTTTACAATTGTACCAACAACTCCTGCAAGTTTTGGAAGATACGGTAATAAACGAAGTGAAATATAACCAAGAAATATATTAAATAAAAACTTCTTAATTCTATCAAGAAAACCTAAACGAGGTAATGAAGGTAATTTGATTGTATCACTTTTGCCCTCTTTTGGTTTTTCAAGTTTTTTTTCTTTCTCC